GCGTCGGTCGATCGAGATGGCCCAGACGAAGCCGTACGGCGACGGCGGGGTCGTTTGGTCACGTCGTACGACGTCGGGCGACATCTCGCCGCTGACGGCGTTGACGATGGCGTACCACGCTCTCAGCGCTGATGTCCAACTCGGCGACCCGCTCGCTGCAATTCTTGCCTGATTGGAGGGCCAACGATGAAGCGTTCGTCTCTCATTCAATTCGCCGGCGGCTGCTTGCTCGTTGCTGGTTGCACTGTTCTGACCGTCTGGCTTGGCCTGGTCGTTGCTGGTGCGCTGCTCATGTTGGCCGCTGAGGCTATGGAGCGCACACCGTGACGCTCGGTTCACTGTTCCAGAAGCGGTCGATCTCGTACCAAGATGTTTGGGGTGCGGGCGATTCGTGGGTCGATGCCGTGCCCGGCAAGGCAACCGTGGCGAAGCAGCTGGCGATTACCGCCACGTTGGCTTGCGTTGACATCAAGGCTGCGTCAATCATGGCGATGCCGCTCCAGGAGTACCGCCCGGCCGGCGAGGGCCGTGTGAAGCTGTCGAAATCGGCAGTTCTGGACGATCCCAGCGAGGTTTTCAGCCCTGAGGAGTGGCTTTACGCCTGTTCTGCGTCGCTTTCGTTGTGGGATGAGGCCATTGGCATGGTGACTTCGTCGGGCCGCGACGGGTGGCCTACGAAGGTCGAGTGGCTGATTCCTGATGATGTCGGCAAAGTGAAGTCCGGTGGACGCGTCAAGTACAGCTATGCGGGCCGCATGCTCGAGAAGTGGCCGCTTGGGCCGATCATTCACATCCGCCGCCGCCCGCTTCCTGGGTGCGCTGGTGGGGGTGCGTCGATCGGTAAGGCGCTGGATCAGCTTGTTACGCTGGGCACGGAAGGCGCCAAGGCGCAGGTCGCTTCGTATCTGGCCGGCGGGCTTCCTTTGGCCCATTTGGCGTGGGATGGTGCGCTCGATCACGAGCAGGCCGAACAGGTGGCGTCGAGGTACGAAGCCTCACGCACCGCTAAGCCGGGTCGCCCGTTCACGACGGGCAAGGGCTGGTCGTTGACCCCGATCCCCCGTGGTGATTTCACAGCGGACATGGTGAAGATGCGTGAGCGCATCGCTACGGAGGTCGCAGTGGCCCACGGTGTGCCGCCTGAGCTTGTTGGAGGGTCGACGGGTAGCTCCATGACCTATTCGACGTTGGAAGGCGTCACGCGGTCGTTGGAGGTTCGTGCGCTGTACCCGGTGTACGTGTCGATGGAGCGCACGTTTTCTCGCAATCTGTTGCCCGGTGCTCGGTTCTGCAAGTTCAACGCCGACGCAACGGTTCGGACGTCACTGAACGACCGATACAAAGCCCATGACACCGCAATCCGTGCGGGCATGGCATCACCCGATGAGCGTCGAGCTCTCGAGGATGAGGCGCCGATCCCCAACGGGGCCGGCGACGTCTTCCTTTGGCCACCATACGCAACACTACCGATCCCCACGGAGGGCGAACAATGAGCGAGACATACACGACGCGTCGGGGGATCGTCGAATCCGGCACCCAGGCCAAGGGTTACGCGTATCGAGCCGAGGGCGTCACGGTGCAAATGCGTGCCGCTGGCGACGGTGAGTCCACGATCTCGGCGTACGCAGCGGTGTGGAACCGTTACAGCCAGAACCTGGGCGGGTTCATCGAGCAGATCGACCCGGACGCATTTACTGACTCGCTGCGCGAAGACGATCAGATTGCTTCGTACAACCACGATTACGCAGCGTTGCTCGGGCGGCGTTCGTCGGACACGCTGATCGTCGAGGCCGATGCGTTCGGATTGCGCTACGACATCCCGTTCGACGGCGCCGACCCCGATCACGTTCGGGTGAAGCGCAAGATCGAGCGAGGCGACCTGCGTGGTTCGTCGTTCACGATGCGCTACATGCCAGATGGCGAAGAGCTCGGATACACCGATGAGGGCACGCTGCTCGTCACGGTGAAGCGGGCCAGCATCATCGAGGTGGCGCCGGTCGTGTGGCCGGCCTACCTGTCGACCGAGGACGAAGGCGCCGCTGTTGCGCTTCGCTCTCTGATGGATCGGCATCCCGATGCCGCCGCCGAAGTTCTTGACCGTGTGGGCGACCCTGTCGTTCGTGCGGCCCTGCTCGATGTCACCGACGACGGACCAACCGTGGAACGTGGCGTCTCGCTCGGATGGGCGCGTTTGCGTCTCGCTGAGCTGAATGCCTGATCGACGGGACCAAGCCCGCAGGCGCAACCCCCACCAATTTCAATGTCCAAGAAAGGGCACACCATGAGCGATCTGCTCAAGAATCTGAAGGGGAAGCGTGACGGCCTCGTTGCCGAGATGCGTTCCCACCTCGAAGACGCCGAGAAGCGTTCTGACGGCCCCAGCGCCGAAGACGACGTGAAGCTCCGCGCATACGACACCGACATCGCATCACTCGATCAGCGCATGTCCGACATCGCCGCCACGCTCAAGCGTGCCGACGAGGTCGATCCCGACGTGCAGCGTGCGCTCGATGCCTCCCCGGCACCCGAGCAGCGCGACGACGCCCCGAGCGAGGACGCAAAGCTGCGTGACTTCCTCACCGGCAAGACTCGCTCGGTGTCGTTCTCGGCTGGCACTCATCAGCGCGACCTGTCCAAGGGCACCGCGGCTGCTGGCGCAGCAACCGTCCCGACATCGTTCTACGACCAGCTGCAGGCGCACATGGTCGAGATGTCCGGCGTGCTTCAGGCCGGCCCGACGCTGCTTCGTACGGCGTCCGGCGAAGAGATCCAGGTGCCGGCGACCACCGGGCACAGTTCCGGCGCTTTGACCGGCGAGACGTCTGCGATCACCGAATCCGATCCGGTGTTCGCACAGCGTTCGCTCCCGACCTACAAGTACGCCACGCTCATCCAGGTGTCTTCGGAACTCCTCACTGATACAGGTGTGGATCTGACCGGATACCTGTCGATGCAGGCGGGCCGTGCTGTCGGTATCGCTTGGGGTGCTCACCTGTCGACCGGTACCGGTTCGAGCCAGCCGCAGGGTGTCGCCACGGCGGCTACCGCAGGCGTGACGGGCGCAGCGACGGTGTTCACACCGACCGCTGACGACCTGATCGACCTGTACCACAGCGTGATTGCGCCTTATCGCATGTCGCAGTCGTGTGGCTGGCTGATGGCTGACGGCACTGTCGCCAGCATCCGCAAGATCAAGGATCTCGACGGCCAGTACATTTGGCAGCCGGGTCTCGAGTCTGGCGGGCCGGACACACTGCTCGGCAAGCCGGTGCATGTCGATGTCGGGATGGCGGCGGCTGCTGCCGATGCCAAGACGATCCTGTTTGGTGACTTCTCGACCTACTTCGCCCGTCAGGTGAACGAGGTTCGTTTCGAGTCGTCTTCGGACTTCGCGTTCAGCACCGACATGACCACGTTCCGTGCGATTGTGCGCGGTGGCGGTGTGCAGGCTGACACGACGGGCGCCATCAAGGCGTACGTCGCTGGCGCAGCGTCCTGACCTGATTGACCGGGGGCGGCTGCTGTAGTGGGCGCCCCCGGTCGTCTCGTTCCGTTCATTTCAATCAAGGAGCATTCATGGCGAACGTTGTCATTCAACGACAGATCAGCGGCACCCGCAACGGCGTTGCGTGGCCCGCACCGGGCGAAACGCTCGACGTGCCGCAGACCGAAGCCGAGGGCCTGATTTCGCTCGGCATTGCGACCGCTGGCACGGCGAAAGCCCCGGAGCCGACCAAGCGACCCGAAACCCGCACAGTGGAACCGACGAAGCGCGCCACTCACACGCCTCGCAAGTCGAAGGGCTGATCGCTGTGGCGTCATGGCCGACCGCCTCGGATCTGCGTTTGTGGCTCCGGTCGGAGATGGTCGCAGAGACTTCGCCGACCATGCTCGAACTCAGTTTCGACGCCGCCGATGAGTTGATCCGCGATCGGATCAACACGGAACTACTCGAGGCGAAAGCTGAGCGGGCCGGAATCGTCATCGACCGCGACGACGCGGGGTTCAACCAATCAGTGCTTGACCAGTTCTGTCCGTCCTACGTCCGTCAAGCGATCCTGATTCGCGCTGCCGCGATCTACGTTCGCAGAGACTCGGCCAACGGCACGATCTCGTTCGGTGAGTTCGCGACTTCCGTGCGGGCGATGGACCCAGACGTCATGGACCTGATCTCGCCGGTCTATCTGCCGGGTGTCGCATGAGCGATTGGAACGATGTGCAGACCGACTTCGCTGCAGCGTTTGTCGGTGTGCTCGACATCGACGGCGCCGTGTCGCCGACGATCCCCGCTGAGTTGCGGGCCAAGTCCGCTCACGTCTCGCCGTCTGACGAAGACTCGTTCTCGACGGTAGGCGACAACGCGACGTTCACGCGCCCGACCGTGTCGCATGAGCTCGTCATAGTCGCTCCGGCGTTCGACATGCCCCAGCGCCAAGCCTGGCTGCAGGAGCAGATCCCGGTCGTCGCCGAGTTCGCCCGCACGACTGACACACGCGTTGCTGGTCGCCCGTTCCCGAAGATGCTGTCTGCCCGTATCGGGATGATCGATCAAACAAAGGGCCTGCTTGGTGCCCGCTGCCAGTTCATGCCCATCCAATTGAGGAGCACCTGATGCCCACCAACACCCGACCTAAGAAGTTCGTGGCGACGTCCAACGTCTCTCACGGAACACAGACTTTCGCGCCTGGCGACGAGGTGCCGCACGGCGCCACGCTGCGCGCCCTGCTCGTCTTCGGTGACAAGTTCGTCACCGAAGATGTCCCCGCCCGCAAGGGCACCACCACGACCGACGACGTCGGCGAGAACAAGGAGAACTGACATGGCATTCGCCGACGGCATCACCATCGACAACCCGACCATCACGATCGACGGTGTGGATTACCTCTGCACCGCCCGATCGGCGATGCTCACCGCGGAAGACGACGAGGTCGACATCTCGAACTTCTGCAACCCGAAGGGCACTCGACCCGGCGCTACCGACTGGACCGCAGAGATCGAACTGGAACTCACTTACGGTGAAGCACAGATCGAGGCCGGCACGACGGTCGACGCCGGTACGTGGAACACGCTCCACGTACTGCGTAAGACAAAGGTCGAGGTTGTCATGGCTCCCGGTTCGGGTGTCGCTTCCGTGTCGAATCCGACCGCCACGTTCGAGGCGTACATCCCGACCGTGTCGTTCATGAACGGCGAAGTGGCGGCCAGTGAGTCGCAGCGGATTGCGCCGCTGATGCTCTCGCCGATTGGTGACCCGGTCTTCGATACCGGGGCCTGATGACGAAGCCGACGATTGAGGTGAAGGGCGCTGACGGATTACGTCGGGCGCTCCGCCAGGTCGAAGGCGGCACAAGCGACCTCAAGGCGGCACACCTGACCGCCGCCAAGGTCGTTTCGGAAGAAGGATCACGGCTCGCACCGAAGCGCAGCGGGAAACTCGCCGCTTCGGTGCGAGCCGCTGGGCAGGCCCGTCAGGGTGTCGTGCGTGCAGGGTCCGCCCGAATCCCGTATGCAGGCGTCATCCACTTCGGCTGGGCCGCACGTAACATTCAACCACAACCGTTCCTGTACGACGCCCTCGACTCCCGCACCGGAGAGGTCATGGCGGCCTACGAGAAACAGGTTGACAGCATCATCAAGAAAAACGGGCTCTAGCTCGTCCAACGAGGGGGAAATACGAACATGCAGATCAAGTACGGCCAAGCGCTCATCGACGGCAAGATCGAGGAGCATGTGATTACACCGTCCGTCCTCAAGCGACTTGAGAAGGACTTGAAGATGAAGGTCGGTTCTGGCGACTCGGGTGACACCGAGGCGTCGATGATGATCTGGATGGCGTTCCAGGCGGCGGGCGTTCACGCTCCGTCGTTCGATGCGTGGCTTGAGACAACTCAGGCTACGGACATTCGAGTTGAGGAAGTCCCTTTGGGCACCGGCAACTCCGCGAGTCCCATTACTGGCTCGCCGTCGCCGTTGCTGTCGAATCCGGTCATGGACTCAGCCTGACAGATCTCGAAGACCCGATGGTCCTAGAGGTCGCGCTCGCCTACCTGAGCGAGCGGAACGAACGCAGCAAGAAGAAGCGGTGAGGGGGTGATCTAGATGGCACGCAAGAACATCATCGAGGTCAAGCTCCTAGGCGACAACAGGAACCTGAAGGCGGCGCTCGGCGAGTCCGAGGGCAAGCTCTCCGGCTTCGCCACGAAAGTCGGCAAGGTGGCGTTGGCCGCTGGTACCGCCATCGCCGCTGCCGGCGTCGCTGGCGCTGTCAAGTCCGTCGCCGCATTCACCGAGTTTGAAGGCTCGATGAACGAGGTGTTTACGCTCCTGCCCGGCATCTCCGAATCGGCGATGTCGGAGATGTCGGGACAGGTCAAGGACTTCTCCAAGGAGTTTGGCGTCCTGCCCGACGAGGTTGTTCCGGCGCTGTATCAGGCTTTGTCGGCTGGCGTCCCGAAGGACAACGTGTTCGAGTTCATGGAGACGGCGCAGATGGCCGCGAAGGGCGGCGTCACTGATCTGTCGACGGCGGTCGACGGTATCTCGTCGGTCGTGAACGCGTACGGCGATGATGTTGTGAGTGGCGCCAAGGCGTCGGACCTGATGTTCACGGCGGTCCGTTTGGGTAAGACGACGTTCGAGGAACTGTCTTCGTCGCTGTCCAATGTGACGCCGATCGCTTCGGGGCTCGGTGTCAAGTTTGAGGACGTGTCTGCTGGCCTCGCTGCGATGACTGCGAAGGGCACGCCGACCGCTCAGGCCACGACGCAGCTTCGTTCGCTGTTCGTTGATCTGTCGAAGGCTGGCGGCAAGACCGCCGAGGTGTTCGAGAAGACGGCCGGTCAGTCGTTCCAAGAGTTCATCGCCGCTGGCGGCGACACGGCCGGCGCTCT